CAGCCCGCGCGCTGTAGCATAGCCCCCAGGCGACCGCGTTTGACCTATGGCGAGTTGCCTACACGTTCCCCCAAGCGCGCTAGGGTGTCCTATTCTCTGGGCAGAAACGCCCTGTTTTGCACCATTTATCGGACGGTGCTACACTTGTGCACATATGGCCAAACGTGCGAAGAAACCCACAGAAGCCCCCAAACCTGTGCCGGTCGTAAAATCGGACGGATGGGCGAACTTGTTTACCCGGTCAAATTACAGTAACCGGGACAAGCGCACGGGCGCCATGATAGCCGCCGCGGACCTAACCCCGGATGACGAGAAAGCGCTTTATCGCCATAACGCCATCGCCGCGCGCATCGTTGACCTGTTGCCAACTGAGGCCATGCGCGAAGGGTATGACATCCGCGTCGAAGAAGACGAGGACATGTCAGAAGAACTCGAGCGCGAGCATCGCCGCTTGAAAGTAGGCGAGACCGTGCTGCAGGCCATGAAGTGGCAACGCGCCTTCGGCGGCGCGGTCATCCTGCTAGGCACGAACGATGGGCAACTGGATTTAAGCAAACCGCTAAACGAGGCGGGAATACAGACGGTCGATACCCTGTCAGTGTTTGAGCCAAGCGAGTGCAACGTAACGCAATGGCAAAATAACCCCATGCTGCCGAACTTTGGCGAGCCCGAGTTCTTTCAAATTTTCCCGCGCGTGATGGGCGTAGGCGCAGCGGAAGTACTCAACCGCGTACACCGTAGCCGCGTAGTGTGGATTCACGGCAACGTCACGGACCGCGTCCGCATGGTAGCCAAACGCGGCTTTGGCGATTCTGTTTTCGAGCGGTGTTGGTTCGCGCTTCGGGATTTCGGCCTTAGCTGGGATGCCGCTAGCATCCTGTTACAAGACTTCAGCCAAGCCGTGTTCAAGATTCAGGGCCTCGCTAACGCCATGGCGAGCGACAAGGAAGGCCTCGTCATTGCCCGTATGCAGGCCTTGGACATGAGTCGCTCCGTCTTGCGCGCGTTGCTGTTAGACGCGGGCGAAGCGGGCGGAGAAGGGGCGGAAGAGTTCGAACGCAAGACCACGCCCACAACGGGATTGCCTGAGTTACTGGATAAGGTGAGTCTCTTTCTGGCGGCTAACGCGGGCGTTCCCGTGGCGCTTCTCATGGGCCAACCACCGAGCGGACTCCAGTCCACGGGTGATGCGGATATTCAATTTTGGTACAACAACGTTAAGACGTACCAAGAATCTGATATCAAGAAGGCGCTGAACCGCATTACTGAGGTAATCTGTTACGCGAAGAAGGGACCAGCGAAGGGCGTAGTTCCAGAATTCTGCGTTGAGTTCCGCCCGCTGTGGCAACCTACGGAAAAAGAGAAAGCCGAAACGCGCTTGCTTGTAGCGCAAGCGGACGTTGCTTATCTGACAAACGGCGTGCTTAACGTTGACGAGGTTCGCCGCTCGCGCTTTGGTGGCGACAAGTACTCCATGGAAACGACCGCAGAAGGCGACATTATGCCCCAAGCGGGTGAAGCCCCCGAGGATAACGCGGCACCTGAAGAGGACTAGCGCCACATGCAAAAGCAGATATTCAAGCATTACCTTTTTGGGCGGGGTAAGCGGGGCGGCCGCGTGCCGCAGAAGCGCCAGCCCGATGCGATTCGCCGGCGCTTTGCGGACCGCATCAAGGGCAGTCTGCTGGAAGATGCAATCGACCTCGTGCGAAAGAAGCTAGTGCCCGAGCTAGAACAATGGGCCGCGCGCGCGAGCCCGGTCGCCACCACGGACGCCGAGGACAAAGACTTGGGCGACGTAATGGCAGACATTGAAGATACGTTCGGGAAGAAGTGGGACCGCAAACGCGTAAGTAATCTAATCCGCCCAATCGCCGAGGACACGGAGCGCTGGAGCCGTAACCAAACGAACGACCAACTTCGCCCGAGCGTAGGCGTTGACGTGTTCACGGGACACGAGGCGTGGCTTGAACCGGCAATGCGCGAGTTCACGCGCGAGAACGTGGCGCTTATTAAAAGCGTGCCATCCCAATTTTTCGGAGAACTGGAAAAGACGATTGCGCGGGAACTCGCGGACGGCGCTCGCTTTGAGAAGCTGGCGGACATAATCGAGGAACGCTACGGGGTGGCGCAGTCCCGAGCGGAGCTTATCGCGCGCGACCAAGTCGGCAAGTTCAATGCGGACTTAGACCGGGTACGGCAACAACAGTTAGGCATAACGCGGTACGTATGGCGCACGAGTCAAGACGAGCGCGTACGGGATGAACACGCGGCGCGCGAGGGCAAGGTATTCAAATGGAGCGACCCGCCGGAAGACGGGCATCCCGGCGAGTCGGTCATGTGCAGGTGCAGTGCGGAAAGCATTATTGAAGACTTGCTCTAGTACCAACCGCCGGGCACTTCCTCGAGAGTGAAGTAGCCCTTTTTATAAAAACAACAACTACAAATGCCGTTCGGTCCCGTCGTTATGGCGATATTTACCCGGTCGGCGTCTACGATAAGCACGGCGGTATCGTCTAGCGTTGTAAAATTGTTTGGGACGTCCGAGAACGTCTGATAACAGAGGTACACGGTTTCCTTGCCCGGCGTTTCGGATTCGCCGTAGTCTACCGTGGTGATTTTGTAGGTGCTGTTCAAGCTCATTCTTGCAATCCTTTCACTTGCGCGCGCAGGTGTTGCAGCGCGTTCCACGTTTCTAACGTATGCCGCCGCGTGGCGGACACGCGCGGGGTGATATTGTCGCATCCGTCCGTAGCGCAATAGGTGATGTGACGATTCGCGCCAAGCTTGATATACGTCACTTTGTCCGATGTGCCGCACGTCACGCACGGCGACTTCTTAGGCATGCTGTCAGTCACGGCTTCACCTCGTAGCTAGCGTTTACGGCCTGCAACGTTTTCCAAAGGAACGTGTTCATCTGCTCGCGCGTTAGGAGAACGCGGCTAGAACCGGCTCCCGCGGAATCGCACCTCACTAAAAAACCCTCGTCTACAAGGTCCACAGTTAAGCGCGCGTAACCGGCTTCTGCTGTCATGCCCACTACCTCTTTTGAAACTATCATACGTAGTCCACTTTCTTGCGTGCGGGTATAGCCTCGTCCCCAGTCATCCAGCCAATATGCTTCCGCATATCTTGGAGCAGGGCAAGCAATTCGATTTTCTTATCCCGGTCCGTAGAATCGACCATAAGCGCGTCGCAAAGTAACATGACTTTATGCACGCGCACTACAAGGTAATCGCGACAATGTCCAAAAGACTTCTTAAGTTGCTCGTCTTGTTCATCAGCCATTTTTAGCCTCCGCCGCCAGCATGTCGAGTTGCACGATGACCTGGTCAATGGGAACTTCCATAGAATGAAACGCGGCATACAGTTCGCCGATGCGCTGGCGAAGGTAGCCTAGCTCTGTGGCTAGCTCGGCGTTCTTACCCTGCCAAGCCAAATCGCCGTTCCGTTTGGCGAGTTCGCTTCGCAAATCGATACAGATGCGGCGGTAACCTTCTTTCAGTTCCACCACGCGGCTGTACGCGGTCATAAGCTCTTTGTAATCGGCGGTGCGCACTAGACTGTAGCCAAACACGTTCATTGGATGTCCTCTTTCTTCGCCGTGTTTTCTTCGAGCACAAGTTCAATTTGACCCAAAGTCTTGGGGCTTACCTTCATAATCGCCCGCAGTACCGCGTTATATTCGTCCACCGTCGAGATAAACAGGCGTTTGATTTCCGCCAAGTGGTCACGCAACTGGTCTCTTTCGGCCTTTACCTTCTCAAGTTCGTTGCTCATTACGGATACCTCGGGGTTGGAGCGGGGTTAACATATTCGACATCTTGCGAATCAACGAACACCAAACACTTGCACTTGCGGCACAGAAAGCCCAGATAAAGCGGCTGTTCCCACCCGCCTTGCGTCGAGTGCATGACTTCAAGGGTTGCGGGGAAGTGCCCTTCATACAACGAACCGCACCGCCCCTCTCGCATTGCTTTGATAACGGATTCTTCTTTGTAGAGAGGCGTCATTTCTTATCGCCCTCCCAGCCATCAAGAATCCAATACACGCACGCGCCTAACAGAGAGACAATCATCGCTAGCACGTTCATCCCCACCGGTTGCCCCAAACGAAACGCGAGAACAGTGAATAACATGTTTAACGCGGCCAACACGAGACAGAAAATAAACTTGGTTTCGTTCTTGAACATTAGAGAAAATCCCCTTTCGACAATGCAGGCAGCCCATCAAAAATCATGCGGCGCAACTCTTCAAGTGTTTCGGCTTCCGCCTCGCTTGGCTCGCCGTATTTCAGGCGCGAGCGAATGGCCTCTTTCACTTGAAGCAAAATATGAAACATATCGACCGCGTTGTTGGCCAGCTTGTATTCGTAATCGTCTTTCGGCAGATTAAAAGTCATAATAACTCGCATGTTGTCTCCTAGGACTGGGGTTCGATTCGTAACACGATAAACACGGACTTGTCGCTGATGCCCTGCATCTTACCGACTCCAGCTAATCCGCACACGCTGAAAAAGGAGTCTGCTTCCCATTCCGTTGCGAAATCTACAACGGCTTGGTCTCGGTCAACCGTGGAGCTGATAGGCGTGCAACCGATAGTCTCGGCGGCGCGGCAAAGCACCTGGCGGAACTGTTCAAGGGCAGCTTCTCCCCGTGGTTTTGGCGGATTCATTTGCCACCCTCTTTCGACGCTAAGAAGACTACAAAACAAACAACAAAAAGAGAAGAGACAACGGTGATTAAAGTTTGCATCTTAGTAGTCCCTCGGGCGCTGGAAAGCGCGGTCAAGTGCGTCACCCAAACGTTCCTGCAGAACCTCGCGCGAACTGTAGACGTCGCTCACCCCGCAAAGCTCGCGGTCATCCACGCGCGCGGCAGACACCCACCACCGTTCCGTGCCATTTTCCACAAGACCAGACACCCACCAAAACCCGCCACGCACGCTGTCAAACTCACCCTTTTCACGATACATAGTCATAGCCAAATCCTCACAGTCTTAACCATTTCGCCTTCCTGAAACTCCGCTTCAATGCCGCCGCGGAAACCCAACACTACGCGGCCGTCGCCCTGCATTTTTGAAACTATCTCCCGGCAGTTACCCCAATCGATTTCCACAATCTCGCCGAGTAACACTGTTTCAACAGCCTGGTTTAAAGTTCTATATCCGTTCATGGCGCCACCCACTTTCCAAACAACGGCGCGCACACACAGACAACAGTCCAGAAACTCACCAAGATTAAAACTTCCATGTTAGTACCCTTCCTTTGCAGCGAGGTCGAAAGCTTGTTTTGCGTTCTTGTAAGCAACCAAGTAGGCCCGCAGTTCCGCAAGGGCTTCCGGTGTAGTCTCGGTGGCTACTTCAGCCGCCATGCGAACCACGTTTTCTTTTGCCATTTGCAGCGCCGCGTATGCTAGAGCTTGTTTGTCCATGCAAATAGATAATGCACAGGCGGTGCCACGCGGTAACCCCGCGAAACCTCAAATACCGTATGTTTTTTCCGCAAAACATCGCGACATAAATGTCGTGTGCCAAACGCGTTTAGCCGATATCAACACGTTGGCGTGTCATAGTTACGTTAAAACTGTACTTTTTTCGTGCATGTGCTACAATGAACCACATGCGCCTTCTTTGTCTGACACTCTCCTTATTGATTGGCGGGTGTGCCCACGCGCCCGGCCGTCAAGAAACACAACAGTTTACGGCTAGCCTACAAGGTGGGGTGGACGCACACTATCTGTTTGACGGTGAGGTCTCGCCTTACACGGTAGACGCGGCCATCGAGGCCGTTAACAAGGCCAACGCCGAAGGCGCGAGCCGAATTGTAATCGAATGGAATACACCCGGCGGCGATGTGTTCGCGGGTATGCGCTTGGCCAAGGTGCTCGAAAACTCACAAGTGCCCACCGTGTGCGTGGTGGATGGCATGAGTGCGAGCATGGGGTTCTATCTCCTACAATCGTGCCAAACGCGCATCATGACTCACCGCTCCCTGCTTATGGCGCACGGCCCCGCGGCCGGCGCGGCGGGTAAAACCTCTGACGTGGGGGACATGGCAGCCCTGTTGGCACGTCTACAGCACGCCATGGTGCGGCACATGTGCAAGAGAATGAACGTCACGCCCGAGGAATTCGAGGCACAAATCGACCGGCGCGACTGGTGGATGACGGATGACGAGGCCCTTAGTTACGGGGCAGTTGACCGCCTGGTTGACCTGCCGTCGGACGTCTAAGCCCGGTCGTCTAGCTTGGACGGACTTAGGCATTTCATGACGGCCTGCCAGTAGCGGCGCTCTTTGAAGTTATGCTCCCGCAGGGCAATCCCCTCGAAGAAGCTGGCCACCGAGCGGGCTCGGTCTAGTCCGTGTTCCATCGCCATTCGTCCCGCTCGGTCATAAGCCTCTAAAATGTCGGTCATGCGAGTGACCTTACCCCCCTGTTGTAGTATGTCAAGGCCTGGTGTATGCTTTTGTCTGTGAGCACTTTTCAACGGTTTGACCGCGCGGGCTTAGGCCGTGCCTACAAAACAGATTCTGGCTCGCTGCGTGCGCCAGCCAAGTTGACACGCATTGGCGTGTTCAATTATATGGGCGCAGACGGTAAGCAGATTCGCGAACTTCGTCTGCCAGAAGAAGTTTTCAACGCGGATTCACTTGCTTCCTTCGCGCTCGTGCCTTTGACGGATGACCATCCCTATGCGGCCGGCGGAGTCGTTAACTCTGAAAACTTTAAGGCCCTGCAGGTTGGAACCGTAGGTACGCCGCGCGTAGAAGGCGAATACCTCGAGGCCGATATCGTCGTGAACGATTCCGGCGTGGTGGACAAGATTCTTTCCGGTGCGGCCCAAGAACTTTCTTGCGGCTACTTCTGCGAACGCGAGCCCGCTCCCGCTGGCGCGGTGTGGAAGTCTCCGAGCGGTCGAGAGTACCCCTACGATTTCATTCAAAGAAATATTCGCGGCAACCACGTTGCCGTGGTCGCGAAGGGTCGGGCTGGTCCCGAAGTTCGCGTGCAGCTTGATTCCGCGGCGGCCATCCAGGTTGACGCAGTCGAACCCGTAACAGAGGAAAAACCAAAAATGAACGAACAAGAATTGGCCGCCCTCAAGCTTGAGCTTGATAAAGCGACCGCTCGTGCGGACTCCGCCGAAGCAAAGTTGAAGTCCCTTGAAGTCGAGTTGAACAAAGCGAACGACCCCGCGCGTATCGCGGACGCCGTGAAAACCCGCGTTGCGCTTGAGACTAAGGCCAAAGGCGCTATCAAAGACCTGAACACCGACGGTTTGTCTGACGTTGAAGTTAAGCGCGCCGTGGTTGCCAAGCTGAATGAAGGCGTAAAGCTCGACGGCAAGTCTGACGAATATGTAAGCGCGGCTTTTGAGTTGCTGACCGAAGGCGCCTTGCAAACAAAGAATCCCGTAACCGAAGCGATTGCGAAAGCGGTTGAGGGTGAGAAAACCACGGAAGTAAAGACCGACGGTCGGAACCACGTGGAAGTACACAACGAGTGGTTTTTTTCGCATAAACACAATCCCCTCTAACAAGGAAAACAAACATGTCTCAAACTTCTTACAGCTATACTTCTGGCGCGCCTCTCGAAGGTTCGCTGGGTTCCACTCGGAACCAAGTTGTCGTTGCCAAGCGCAATAACAGCGGTTCTGATATCCCGTACGGCCGTTTTGTGGTGCACGATAGCGGTACCGGCACCAGCGAAATGGCAATCAAACTCCCCAGCGCATCGGGCGATATGATTGTCGGCGTGCTCGTGCACAGCCACGCACACAACCCCTCCAACACCACGGGCTTGCTCGATGACGATATCGGCAACGTGTTGATGGAAGGCGACGTGTGGATGATTGCGGAAGAAGCGCTGACCGTTGATGACCCAGTGTTTGTGCGTTATGACGCTACTGGCGCAACCGGTTCCCAGGCTTTGGGCCGCGTGCGTGATGACGCAGACACCTCCAAGGCGGTTGCTGCGACCAACTGTCGTTTCTTGACCAACGCCGCCGCAGCTGGCGACGCTATCTTGGTTCGCGTTAACTTGCCGTAATTGAAAGGACCAAAATACAATGACTACTAAATATCAGCAATCTATCGACCGGCAGTTGAAGAACGACGCCGCGTACTCTACCTTCTTCACGCGTCAATTGGAAATGATTGACCAGAAGAGCTACGACATCAAGAAGCCCAAGCTCGAAGCGTTGGAACTCTTGAACGTGGAACCCGTGGACCCGGGCGCCGAAACGTACACCTACCGCCAGTTCGACGGTCGTGGCGTTGCCAAGTTCGTTTCCGATTACAGCGACGGCTTTCCCCGCGTTGACGTGAGCGGCGTGGAATTCACCTCCAAGCTGAAGTCCGTTGGCGACGGCTGGGGAATCTCCTTCCAAGAAATGCGCGCTAGCGAAATGGCCCAAGCGAATCTGATGAACCGCAAAGCCGCCGCTGCCCAACGCATCTTGATGGAAAAGACCAACTCCGTCGCGTTGTCTGGCGACACGGAACAAGGTCTGTACGGCTTGTTTAACCAACCCTCCGCTACTATCGTTTCCGGTGGTACAGGTTCCTGGGGTTCTTCCACGGCCGCCCAGATTCTTGCCGACATGTTCTTGCTTGTTGACTCGATTCCTTTGTTGACCAAAGAAGCCGAAAATCCGGACACCCTGTTGCTCCCCTACGGCAAACTGCGTTTGGTTGGCAGCAAGCTCTTGGGCACGAACAGCGACACGACCGTGTTGGAGTACTTCCGCCAACAACGTCCGCAAATCGAAGTTCGCGGCGCGCTGAACTTGGAAACCGCTTCTGCCGGTGGTGCAAACCGCGCCGTTGCCTACGACAAGAAATCCGTATTCTGGATTGTTGCCGTTCCCATGGAAACCCTCCCCGTGCGTCAACAGGGACACGAAACTGTGACCGATTACCACGCGCGTATCGGTGGCGTCATCGCCCCCTACCCGCTGTCTATCGCTTATCTGGACGCTATCTAAAGCCCTCTTAGTAGCGTCCTAGGGGCCGCCGCGCCGCTGATACCGGCCGGCAGTGCCCCGCTTTTAGGCGGCTGGATGCCGCATTGTACGGGGTTCGATTCCCTGCTAGAAGCTTGAAGGAGATTGTTTTTAACCCGTAGCACGAATGAGGGCCGTACCTATGAAGATTAAAAATAACATGGCAAGAGTTTTTGTGGTTGGTTTCCCGTTACAGCCGGACATGGCTACCGTCACGCCTATCTTCTGTCTCCCGGAAGCAACGCTTGAGGTCCCGGACGCGCACTGGGCCAACATGAAAGAGAAGAAAGATATCGCCCACCTGTTAGCCGAAGGCGACATTGAAGAAGTGGTTGCTCCCGAGCCCAAGAAACTTAGCGTGAAATAATGAACTGGACCGCCGCGGACATACTGAGAATCGCCCCCGAGTTTACATCGGTTCCGATTCCCGTTATTGATAGCTACAGCTCCATGGCGGACCTCCAACTGAACGAGGACACGCTTGGGGACAGGTACAAGCAAGCCGGCATGTTTCTAACGGCGCACTTGCTTGCAACCATTCCCCCAAGCGGCGTCACGGGCGCCAACACTAACGCGGCGGGGCCCGTTACATCGCAAAGCGTAGGCGAAGTGTCCGTGTCCTACGCGAGCCTTTCCGACGCGACCGGCGTCAAGGGAAGCCTTGGACTCTCCCGTTTTGGCGTCATGTACGCGCGGTTGATTCGCCTTGGCGCCTACGGCGTGCAGGTGCTCTAAATGGCCGCGAGCGTATCCATAAAAATCAACCGCAAAAAGCTTGATGCTTTGCGGAAGAAGATGGAACGCGCGCAGGGCTATTACGTCACAGCCGGCGTACAGGAAAGCACTTCAGGTCGTAACGGCGGCGACCTGACCAACGCGGAGCTTGCGGTGATTCACGAGTTTGGAACAAGCACCATACCCGCGCGCCCGTTTGTGTTCCCCACGTACGCGGAGAACGCGGACAAGTACGGCGAACTTTTGGGAAAGCTTACGCAAAAGCTTAAGTGGGACAGTACCGGCACGGAAGATTTAGAGAAGGCGCTTGGCGTTGTAGGCTTGAAAATGGCAAACGACATGAAGGCCAAAATCCGCGGCGGCATCCCCCCGGCGCTTTCACCCAAGACGATTGCCCGCAAGGGTAGCTCCAAGCCGCTTATTGACAGCGGTCAACTTATCAACTCAATCAAACACAAAGTCGGCAAGGGGGACGAATGAGCTTGTTTGACTTATCACATGTGGTTCGTTCCCTCGCGAGCGAGGTAATCACGGTTACCCGTTTGACCGCCGGCACGTACGATGCGGACGGTCGTGTTGTAGCTAAGTCTGCTGAAACAATTTTCGACACGTGGGCATCCGTGCAACCTACGAGCGGGACGGACCTCATGAAGTTCCCCGAAGGTGATGACCCTTCAGATTTCATCACGGTGCATTCAACGCAGGAACTTCGCCCGCAGGATGAAATCTTGACCGCTCGCGGAACATACGAAGTGTTGAAGGTTCGTTATTGGGGCGACTCTGGTAGCTGGTGGAAAGCCGTGGCGCGTAAACGGAATGAGGCGGAGTTATGAGCCAAGCCAATTGGACCGCAATAGAAGATGCCATCCACGACGAGGTCGCGACGGCCTTGGGCGTAGCGGGTTCGCTCGTAATCTGGGAGCATCAGACCGGTGACCGCATCATCAAAACGGACGGCTCCCCCGTGTTTGCGACCTTGCGGATGGACGCAATCAAAGCGGATTGGTCGCCTGATTATTCAACGGAACTTATTCCGCTGGCGTCTGCCCCCGTTGACCTCACGCTAAGCACGAGCGCTCACACAGAAGCGACTATAACCATTCAGGTTTTCGCCAAGGCCTCCACAGGTACCAACGCGGCATACGCTAAGTGTGAGAAAGTAGCAAAGATTTTCGACCGCGAAAGTGCGATTATACGGCTTGAAGATGCGGGCATTTCGGTGTTAGACCGCGCGCCCGTTACTCCAATTCCTGCTATACTCGAAACCAAGTGGGAGTCGCGCGCTACGTTTAGCTTGCGCGTTGGAGTGCGGTCGGGTGATGAAGAAATTACAACATGGATTGAGACGGTTGACAGCACGGTGACCTTTACTTAGGAGTTTTAAACAATGGCTGATTTATCAAGAATCGTTTCCGTTAGCGTGTCTACCTCGACCGCGGCGGTGAAACAATCGAATTTCGGTATCCCTATGGTTGTGGGCTATCATACCGCCTACCCCGATTTGGTGCGCACGTATACGAACATGACGGAAGTTGCCGCGGACCATCCGCTTGCTACGAACCCGGGAATCTACAAGGCGTGTGCAGCAATCTTCGCACAGTCCCCGCAAGTAGATTACGTGAAAGTGGGCCGCTTGACCGCGGGTCCCACGATGGAGTTCCACATCACCCCCACGGCCGCCAACTTGACCACGTACTCCCTTAGCTTGATTGGGACAACGGGCGGAACCGGAACGGCAAGCTACACTTCCGACGCTTCCGCGACTGTTGCGGAAATCACGGCAGGCTTGGCAAGCGCAGTTACTAGCGCCGCGGTTACTGGTCTGACGGCAAGCGACCAAACGACTTACGTAAAAATCACCGTCACGGCGGGCGGCTGGGCAAGCGTTGTGCCCAACTACGCTTCCTTGCTTGACGTACGCCAGACCCACGCCACAACACTCACAAGCGGAATGCTCGATAACATTCTGGCCGCCGATTCGGACTGGTATTGCTTTGTAAATGTGACCGCCAGCGGACAACAAAGCTTAGGCTACAGCGCGACCTATGCAAACGACAGCACCGCTTCTGATGTAGGCGTCGCGGCTGGGTGGGCTAGCACGAACAAGAAACTTTTCTTTGCCGGAATCCAAGGCAATGGTATCAAGTCTTCTTCATCTGTGGATATCGGTTCGCTGTTCCCGACAAATGATTACTGCGTTTTGACGTACCACAAAAACGCGAACGAGTTTGTCGGCGCGGCTTGGATTGGTGCCACCATGGCGTTGAATCCCGGAAGCCTGACCTTCATGTTCAAACAACTCGAAGGAATCACCGCGGACGTTCTGTCCTCTACCGAATTGACGAACCTCGAGACCAAGAAAGCAAACTGGTTTACGAGCTTCGCGGGCGTTGGAATGACCGGCAAGGGCTGGTCTTCTTCCGGCGATTTTATCGACGTAACGCGCGACACCGATTGGTTCCAGGCTCGGTTGCAAGAGCGCCTTGCCAACATGCTTTTAAACAATGCCAAAGTCCCCTTCACTGATAAGGGCATCGCAATGGTAGAGGCAGAACTGCGCGCCCAGATTCGCGAGGCAATCGACGCTGGTTTCTTGGCTGAAAGCCCCGCCCCTGTCATCACCGTGCCACGCGCTTCCGCGGTATCTGGCGCCAATAAAGCGTTGCGTAACCTTCCCAGCGTGCAAGCCGATTGCACCTTGGCCGGCGCAATTCAAAAAGTCACTCTCTCCGTTAACGTCACTCTGTAAGGAATCGAACCATGGCTAAAACATTTAACCCCAAATTAGTTTCGGTCTCCTTTGCCGGGTATCAGTTGAGCGGCTTCGGCGACACGTTTATCAGCGCCGAGCGCAACACGGACGCCTTCACCCTTGTGAAGGGCGCAGACGGCGAAACCTCCCGCGTGGCTAGCGCGGACCGTAGCGGCAAGGTGACCATTACCTTAAAGCAATCTAGCCTTTCTAACGATATCCTTTCCGGCCTTGCGGCCTTGGACGAGTTGAGCGGCTTGGGTACTGGTTCACTGCTCATCAAGGATATCGCCGGGACCACGTTACTCGAAGCGCAGGAAGCTTGGATTTCCAAATTGCCGTCAGTGACCATGGGCAAAGAAGGCTCGGAGCGCGAGTGGGTTATCGAGTGCGGCGAACTGCTTATGCTGGTGGGCGGCAACGTCTAACCTGTAGTAAACTAATAACATACAACGCGAGGGCCGTTTATGATTGGTGAATCAAAGTTTGAAGTTGAAACGAGTTTAGGCACGGGCACGGCGACAGTTGTGCACATGGATGGTTTCAAAGCCGGCAAGCTGTTCACGTGGCTTGCTAAAAAGTTAGGTCCGGGGCTGGCGGCATTGGCCGAAGGGTCGCGGACGGGACAGGTGGAAGAAGGCATTGCGGCTTTAACAAGTACGCTAGAAGAAGCGGACTTTGAAAAGCTTGTCTTTACCCTCTTAGCAGGGACGCGGGTGGCGGCGGGTGGACAGTTTCACGAACTCCCACAGGCGTATGGGATGCTGTTCGCCGGGAAAACTTTTGAAGGATTTAAACTGTTATGGCACGCATTCCAGTTCAACTACGGAAATTTTTCCAACGCCCTCGGCGCGCTCGGAGTTCAGACTCCACCGAAGGCGTAGCGCTAAGGGATGTAGAACATCTCTTTTGGCCGTGCGAGCGATTGATTTTGGAACGCGTGGCGACACGCAAAGAAATCTATACCGGTTATAATTTTGACGATGTGCTTGACGCTAACGACGCGCTTGATGCGTGGAAAGAAGCGGAAGCCGAAGCTCACCGAAAGGCCAACGCTAAATGAATGCGATTGCGGAATTTGTAGCTAAGCTCGGCTTTCAGGTAGACAGCAAAGAGTTAGAGAAGTTTGACAACTCTTTGCAGGGCCTAGTTAGTACGGCTAAGAAAGTCGCGGTCGCTATAGGCGCGATTGGCTTTGGAACCTACGTTGTAGACTCGCTTTTGAAGACCGCGGAAGCGGCCGACGAAGTCGCCGACAGCGCAAAGAAAATAGGCATTGCCACAAACTCGCTTATCCAACTTCGCCACGCCGCGGAAATGTCGGATGTCTCGGCCGAGAGCTTGGGGCAGGGACTCAAGTTCCTCGGAAAGAATGCGGTTGATTCTGTTAAGGGGTCGGGAGACGCGTACGACGCTTTTCGCAAGCTCGGCGTAAGTGTCAAGGATTCCAACGGACGTTTCAAGGGCGCGGACGAGCTGTTGCTGGAAGTCTCGGACGGGTTTGCAAAACTTCCGGACGGAATCGAAAGAACTAATCTAGCGCTTACTTTGTTTGGTCGTGGCGGTCAAGACATGGTCCTTCTGTTGGGACAAGGCTCGGCGTCAATCAAAGAGCTTGAAGCCCGCGCCGCTAAGTTCGGACTAACTCTTTCAACAGAAACACAAAAGAATGTAGCAGAGTTTGACGATAGCATGACGGAGCTGAAGGCCTCACAGAAAGGGCTGTTCAACCAACTGCTAAAAGCATTGCCGGGGCTTAACAAGTTTCTGCCTAAGTTGACCGAGCTTCTACTAAAGGCACAACCTTATATTGCTAAGTTTGGTGACGGCCTCGGCATTATGTTTGACATTCTCGCAGATATTGCGGGTGGTGTTGGAAAGCTAGATTTCTTTAGCATTATTACGGCTGGTCTAGCGGCCATCGCGTTGGGCATGAGCAACGTTGGAATTGCGGCCGTAAAATCCGGATTGAAAATGGCCGTGGCGTATGCGCCCATGTTGCTAGCCATGGCGGCTTTGTTTGTCCTCGTAAACGAAATCAGTACCACATTGCGGGGCGGTGATTCTCTCATCAGTAGGCTTGAAAAATTTCTTCTTAAGGATTTTTCAGATTCGCCTGTGCTTGAGGCCCTTGCTTCGCTGCTTTCGCTATTACAAGGCTTGGATTCTCAGACTCGCCAAAACCGGTACCTAAAGGCGATTGGGTTTACCAATCCGGTAGTGGACAGAAACCCCAACATGGATAACTACACGCAAAAGCTTTCGACAATCGGCGAATCTGTTCCGCAGTACGTGCCGAACGCTAGCGTGCTGAACAAGAGCCAAAATTCTTCCGTACAGAACAACACGTTTAACATCCAAAGCACCGACCCCAAGACTGTAGCAAGCGAAGTTAAACGAGAACTGATGTCTAGCAGGAACAACGCACAGCCATGACCTCAATCGAATTCGACCTAAACGGCGACGGGAAACTCTTTAGCGTGTTGTTTGACGCCACGCCTAGCGTGTCGCATACCTTCGGCGCGGAAATAACGGAACACCCCGTAGAAACCGGAAGCAACATCGCGGACCATATTCGCGCGCGAAACCTAACAGTGAGCCTCGAGGCCGTCATCACGGACTATCCGCTGAAGAGTTTGTCTGAAGCTTCCAAGGGCGTGTCCGTACAGATATACAGCGCGGTCGGAACCCAAGCGGCTACCGGCACGGGTAACGGGCGTTCAATCGAAGCGTCTAACTTATTTCAAAGACTGCAGGTTAACGGCATTCTGTGCACGGTTAACACGAGCCTTAGGAAGTATGAGAACATGGCGCTGAAGGAGTATAGCGTCACGAAAACGGCGAACGATAAGGGCGCGATACGCGTCAACCTTTCCTTCCAAGAAATCCGGAAAGTCTCGACGTTTGATATCGCCGTGAATCGCGTAAAGTATACCCGCGGCCAACCTAAGGTAAACGCCGGGAAAAAAGACGGAGAGACGGTAAGCGCGAAGGGTGCCGCGCTAGAGAACAAGTCGGTTGCGGCTGTACTTGCAGACAGTATCATAGACGGTAGTTTTCAGAAAAAATTGACTGATTATGAATCCAAACTAGAGAATTTGTTAGCCCCATGATTATTCTTCCCACGCGTACTGATGTCGCACGTTATTACTTCACCACGCAACTCGACAACGTGACCTTTCGTTTGAACTTTGAATGGAACGACCGAGCGGGCGGATGGTTCATGGACGTTTACGACGCCTCAGACGTGCTGCTTCTTAGCGGCGTGCGCATCGTTGTGAACTACCCGTTTATGAACAAGTACCGCGACGCTCGCCTTCCCGAAGGAATGCTCGAAGCAATCGACACTAGCGATGAAGACTTAGACCCCGGCCTGAAAGACTTGGGCGACCGTGTTAAGCTCGTTTATACCCCCGCAGCAGACTTGCCCGCCAGCATAACCATATGAGCCAAACACTTTTCAATCGTCAGATTTCTTTGAACGTGGACGGCAAAGACGTAAGTCTTTTGCACGTTACGTTTAAGGTTAGCAAGACGCTTGAGAAGGAACCGAACTCCGCTGATATTACCGTTCACAATCTTTCAGAAACCTCGCGCGGAAACATCAATGCAAAATTCGCTAGCGTGATTCTAAAGGCCGGCTACGGCAAGCCCGGCGAACTGGGGAGTATGGCCACAATATTCACGGGCGATGCCAAGTACATTGACCACCACCGCGAGGGCACGGATTGGGCGACCCATATCTTGGCCGGTGACGGTGAGCGCGCGTTTCAGTACGAATTCGCAAACGTTTCTTTTGGCCGGGTGGAACACGTGCTAGCTATCCGCGCACTCGTAAGCCAAAGCAGTTTGAACCCCGGTAATTTAGAGAAGGCGCTGGCCTCGTCTAAGTTCACGGACCCTACGGCGCGCTTTCGCCGCGGCTTTTCCGCGCGAGCGCCACTGATTAGCGAGGTTGAAAAACTCATGCGTTCGCATGGATTTCGGACCTCTGTGCAACAGGGTGCTTTCCGCTTCACACCCATTAGACCAGATTATGCATACTTTCAAGACTCCCTAAACACCGCGCCGTATATCTCGGAGACTACAGGCATGGTGGGGAGTCCGCAAACTGGGACGCCTGACAAGAAAGAGAAGTCGCCTCCCGTTACGAAGGTAAAGATTCTGCTCCGCCCCGATGTGCATTGTGGAGACATTGTGAAAATGGACGCCGAGAACGTGCGAGGCGTTCACTTGGTGCACGCGCTGACGCACAGCGGTGATACAATGGGCGGAGACTGGTACACGGAATTGGAGTTGCACAAGTTATGAGCGAACGGGAAATAACTTTTGCCGGCTTCTTCCGCGAATCGTTTATCTCGTGCGCGGGTCAATTGCGCGTGGCGTTACCAGGCCGCATTGAATCCTTTGACGCCGCTTCGCAGACCGCCAGCGTCAAGCCGCAGATAAAGGACTATCAGGAAGCGGACACGGGCGTGATTTCCGCGGTAGCTTTGCCTGTTGTAAATGGCGTTCCTGTGCTCTCGCTTTCCGGCGGGGACTATGGACTTCAGTTCCCCGTCCAAGCTGGCGACACGTGCTTGCTCGTATTCACGGACCGGTCAATTGATAAATGGGTTTCGGAAGGCGGCGACGTTGACCCCTCGGACGTACGGCAGCACCACCTTTCAGACGCCATCGCCATAGTCGGACTGAAAAACGATAAGAATCAACTAAACGAATATGATGCGGCGGCCATTCAGCTAGGCAAGCAAGGCGGCCCGCGCGTGCGCGTCACGGCAACTGAAGTGCACCTCGGTGGTTCCAGTGGAGAGACCACTACGGAACAGGCGATGCACGGAACCACCTACGTCACGCAAGAAAGCGCGTTTCTCACAAGCCTGAACGCGATGCTGGCGGTTTTGCTAACAACATTGCCTATTCTGGCGGCGGGGCTAACACCCCCTAACCCAGGGGCTATACAAGCGGTGGCTTTGTGTGTTGAGAAAATCATCGCGCTACAATCCCAGATTGGTACGTTTCAAGCCGGCAACTACCTTAGCGCGACTGTGAAGGTGAAATAATGTCGCGCATGATTACAGACGCGAACTGTTTCGCGCACTACTACTTTGACGAGGCCAGCGGCACAACGCTCGCGGACTCGAGTGGTAACGGACGTGACATGACCTTGGTTGGTTCCCCCACTGTCATTGCTGGGCTGAACGGTAATGCGCGCACGTTCAACGGTACAACGCAGTACGCTGAAGTGATTTCCGATGCCAACTGGCGCACGCTATTCGGCGCCGCTTGGACGATTGAGGCTTGGATAAAACAGCCCGTTGCAACTGGCGGAACATCGCGCATGTATCTCTTCAGTAATGCCGGCTCCTTTTCTGGAGAGACGCTGGCAGATAACTGCCTTGCGGCTGTCATCAACAGTCCGTGCGGCGGGTACGGTGTCTTCTGGGAAAACGGCGCTGGCGTTAACGGGATAGACCAATTCAGCGCTAACTGTGCAGTGGGTCAAGGCCAGTGGGCGCATATGGCGTGGCGTCGCAACGCCGCCAGTGGTGGAAGCGCGGTTGTCGAAATCTTTGTAGACGGTCGCAAGATTGTTACTTACTCTGCCGCTACAGTGGCGGCCGGAGGAACAAGCGCGGCACAGTATAACCATATCGCGCGATTCTACAGGGACAACTCTGGGTCCAGTTGGTCAGGTACCATAGATGAACTACGTATCAGCAACATTGCCCGCTCGGATGCGGAGATTCTGGAGAGCTATACACGCGGCATTGGCGGGGGGACTGGTGCGCCTACGCTTTCAAATCTATCCCCCGCAGACGGTCAACGCATCGCGCCCTCCCAGGCCATTAGCTTTGACGTGACTTGCGCGGATGCCGCGGGCCTAGCGCAAACGCTCGTGTGGGTTACCTACGCTAGCGGTTTAGTTGAACTTGCATGCGAAGGCACAAGCTTTACGCCGCCCTTTCGTGGCGAGTCCACAACGGTAGCGATTAGCAACGGATATACATACTCGCTAAAACGGCGAGGCGGTTTTCCGCTGGCGCCTCGGATATCGATTAGCGCAATCAATTACGGGGGGCTAGAGCTATGAGTGGACACACGATAGACGCGGACACGCTGGCGCTTTGGCGTGCGAATAGCGTGAGCGGTACTACTCTCCCGGACGCCACCGGCAACGGCTACGATATGACCATCGTGGGCGGCACCCCGGCCACCGTGGCGGGCATTACGGGCGGCAACGGAATCACGCTTACGTCCAGCATTTATGCCGAGCTTGCCACGCCCACGCCATTCATCACCGCGTTTACGGGATTAACAGGGTGGACCGTAGAGGCGTGGATTCGACGCGCGCTGACAACAGGCGATACGTCCAAGCGATATTTCTTTTCCTGCGCCGGCTCTTTTTCCGGCGACGTGGGGACAGATAACGCGGTGGCCTCGTGTGGTGTGGCAACGGCAGGTGCGCCAAACATATTCTGGGAACGTAACTTCAACGATTCTGGGAGTCCCAGCAACGGCTTCAACGCGTGCGACCAAGTGGCTACAGGCAACCATGTGCCGCAAGGCATCTGGACTCATGTGGCTTGGCGCCGCAATGCGGATTCCCTAGGTAGCTCCTCTACTGATTTCTTTTATAACGGGCAACTGATGCACTCTTTTGCGTCTAAGAAAACGGCGGGTATCTCAACGCCTATCACCACGCACTATGCGCATATCGGCCGCTTCTACCGTTCCACAAACACCGAAGGCTGGACCGGGGATGTTGACGAAGTGCGGCTTAGTAACATCCCTCGCACGGACGCCGAGATTCTGGCAAGCTTCATGCGCGTCTACGGCTCTAGTCCAAGCGGAGCGACGCCCACGATTAGCAACTTATATCCCGCGGACGGGGGCGCGATGGGCAAGCTCACAACGCTTCGCTTCGACGTGACTACCTCGGACGCCGTGCCCTTCCTCAAAACGTTTGTGTGGGCGTCCTTTGGCGATAGCGATGCTGTGGAAATGATTTACGACGGCACCGCGTTCACGCCGTTCTACGCCTCTTCCGCGGTGACAAACACCAAGGGCGGAAAGCATTTTGAAGTGACGCGGGTAAACGGGTGGCCGTCCAAGCCGCGGCTATCTGTCAGTGCAGTGACAACGCAGGGGAAAGTGTTATGACCGTTTCATATTCTTGGGACTTAATCGGCGCGGACATTGGTTCTACGGCTAGCGTAGCAAGCGGCTTAGCCGTGCCTGTAGGCCGTGACCTAGCTCTTGATGCCACCACGGGAGACTTTCTTTTGTCTTCCGGCGACGCGTACTTGACTACGGAATATGCGGCCATCGCTCAAGATATACGATTGAGGCTTAGGTTCTTCCGCGGCGAGTGGTTGCTTGATACGGACGCGGGCGTGCCCTACTTCCAAAGCATCATGGTCAAAGCGCCTAACCTCGCGATTATACGTAGCGTGTTAGCGGATGAAATTGAGAAAGCGCCGGGTGTCAAGTCCATTACGCGGCTAGAACTGGATTTCGACCGGGCGTCCCGCGAGCTAACCGTGACCGGCTCTGTCAATACTGACTTAGGTGAGCTAGACTTGAACACATTACTGGAGATAGGCTAAATGGCTTACGGCGTTGACTCGACGGGCTTTGTCCCCAAACCACTGGCAGATATCAAAACCGATTTAGAGACCGGTTTTAAGTCCGTCTTTGGTGCGGGAATTACCGTGGAACCGCAGTCCGCGTTTGGCCAAATTATCGGGCTAGTGTCGGATAGGCTTGCGGACTTGTGGCAGCTTGGCCAGGCTGTCTACAACGCCAGCTATCCGGATGGTGCGGAAGGTGTGGCGCTGGATAATCTGTGCGCACTGACAGGCGTGGCTCGTTTGCCGGCGTCTTATTCGTACGTCACGGTCACCGCCACTGGAACAAACGGTACGGTTATCAGTACGTCTTTTGTTGCCAGCGTAGCGGGGACGGGCGTGCAGTTTCAAAACACGTCTAGCCAAACCATATCAGGCGGCACCGCAACGCTGACCATGAAGGCGGTCAACACGGGACCGCTTACGGCGGCCGCTGGAACACTAACGGTTATTGAAACGCCGGTCTCTGGACTGACCTCTATCACGAACGCCGCGGACCAATACACGCTTGGCTCGGACGTTGAAACCGACAGTGCCTTGCGCCTTCGCCGCGCGCTTAGCTTGCGCGCCATTGGTAACAGCGCGGTCGAATCCATCCGCGCCAAGCTGTTAGAAGTCGCGGGCATTGCGGAATGCTACGTGTTTGAAAACACTACAGGCTCAACCGACGCAAACGGCTTGCCGGCGCATAGCTTCGAGGCGGTCGTGACTGGTAGCTACACGGCGCAGACGGTGCTTGATACTATCTGGGCAAGCAAGCCGGCCGGCATCGCTAGCTACGGAACTTCAAGCGGCACCGTTACCGATTCAATGGGCGTAAGCCATACGGTTTACTACAGCCAAGCGGCCGCGGTAGACATGAATGTAGGGATTCAAATCGTCATTGACCCCGCCGTGTTCCCAGTTAGCGGAGACGCCGATATCAAGGCGGCCGTAGCGGCATATGGGGATTTGAACTACGCAATCGGTTCTACGGTTATCAGCTCCGCTCTGATTCCATCCATATTCGCCGCATGCGCCGGCATTAAGTCCGTAGCGCTTCCCACGATTGCACGTAATACCGTGGTGGTCTATCCCGCCGTGCCGCCTTCTTCCGCGGACGTGACCACTACGTATCACGAGATTCCTAACTTGGACACTAGCAAAATCACGGTGACCCACGTATGACCACGCTAGCTAACACGACGGACCATGCGGCCCAGATGCTGGACAATCTGGCCACGCAGTTCAAAGACTCGACACACTGGCAAGCTTTGCTTAACGTGTTGGGTTCTGAGATTCAGGCCGTGGAAGATGCGCTGTACGGCGTGTTGGCAACGCGGGTTATTTCGACCGCAACGGGGAACGCACTCGACGGGCTTGGGGACATTCTCGGGGTTACCCGCGGCACAGTTTCGGGCTTGTCTGATGCGGACTTTCGCTTGGTCTTACAGGCCCAGATTATCGCCCTAGCAAATAGTGGCGAGCCCAATGCGATGCTGAACATCGCGGACACCATTTTAACCGAATGGACGAACGCGAACAACACGCTAACCGAAGGCGGCGGCGACGTTCTAATCACGAACTTCACGGACATTACAACCGAAGTGAAAGCCTTACGCGCCGCGCGCATACTAGGCACCGCGGCCGTAGGCGGAGTTCGTCCGATTATAGAATTCACAATAAGTGCTAACGCTGGTTTATTTCAATTTGACGCAGGGCCGGGTTTCGACACGGGCTTGCTTGCGGGGTCAGTTGACCCACTGAACAGAGGATAGAAAATGGCTAAGCCGGGAACACTACCACGATTTGCAGAAACGGGCGGCGGCGCAGCGGCCGTCAACATTACCGCGCCATCTTCAGGGCAATCGGATACGGGCTGGGTGCTGAACCAAGTTCCTACTTCCGCGAACATGAATTGGATTCATTACTGGACCTTGAAATGGTGCCAGTATTTGAACAACCTCGAAGCGGAAGCCCTAACCTTCACGGCAGGCGTGACGTTCGTGGGCGTGACTTCTACGCCAGGCCTTTCGGCTTCTGCCGCGGCGCATGCTAGCGGTATTGGCGGTTTGTTTGTTTCGACTTCCACGGCCGGCAGCATTGGTTTGAAGGCCACCGTTAACAATGCGACAGGCTACGCCATCAAGGCTGAAACCCAAACGGCAAACGGCACGGCCGCGCTGATTACGTCTACCGCCGGCGCATCTACTCTGACCAACGGCTTAAGCGTCAACGGCGTATATGGCGGGGCCGCTGTCTTGGCAAGCACGACCAAGGCGGCAAGCTCGGGCACTGCGACGTACGCGATTAATGCCTCTATCGGTGCTTCCGCTACGGCTACCACGGCAATTGACGCGGCTTTGTTCGGATGGGGCGGGACCGGTATTGGCACGGGCGTTTACGGCTTGGCCGGCACCACAGGCGCAGGCTATGGCGTCAAGGGGGAAGGGGTCTCTTCTACTTCCTATGGCGTCTATGGCTTAGGTGGTAGCGGAACGGCTGGTGGGCTAGCCGGATATTTTGTTGGCGGCGGCGGCACGACTAGCACGGCTGGAACAGGGCTGGTGGTTGTGGGCGGGAATGCTTCGAGCACGGGTGGGGCCGGCACAGCGCTTACTGTACAACCTGGAACATCTGTGGGCGGCGCGGCGGCAAATGCTATCACCACGACTAACGCGGCCGCAAAGAATGCAACGGACGATGCGTTTGGGTTGTACTTGGCAGCAGACCATGAAATTAAATTCGCTGGAACGAGAACCGCATATCTGTATAACTCGGACCTTCCAAATGTTGTTAGTGCAGGTACCATCGTCAACGCTAGAGCTTATTTTTCTCTAACCTCTGGAGTAGTAGGTATCTTGGGTGGACACAACATATCTAACGTTACAATCTCGACCACAGAAATCACTGTAACGTTTACCGGTAACTTTAAGAACACGCTTTACTCGCCAATGTGTTCTTCGGGTTCCCGCGTGTACGGCATTGCATATAAGACAAAGGCTGTAGGCTCGTGCACGTTTGAGCTGTACGACACAGCTACAGGAAGTTTGATTAATCCAAACTCTCCGCCGAGTAACGTTTTCGATATCGCTATAATCGGAGAAATGGACCCGTAACAAATGGACTTATCAGCAATCGCAAACGGACTAGCGGCGAACCCGCTAGCATGGATTACCGCAATCGCCCTCGGTGCGTGCGGGTGGCTTGCCAAAACTCTTTTCGCCACCGTGCGTGAAGATGCCAAGGAACACCGCGAGACCCTTATCAAGGTTGTACCGCTCGCGGAAAAGTTGACCGACTCCGTTGAAATTCTCGAGCGCGTTACTAACGCCCTGATGAAGGATAACAAATGATTAACTTTTGGCGGTCGCCACTTGGCAAAGTGCGGGAAGAGAAACGCAAGGCCCACAAGGACATGCAAGATAAGCTTGACGAGTCGCAGCAAAAGCTTGACCTGATTCTGGAGCGGCTAAAGAAGTTGACGGCCGACATTCCGGCCAACCCTAAAAAACTGAAAGTCGTAAAATGAACTTAGTTGATTTCAAAAAAATCTTTCCGAACTGTCCGCACGGATTCGACGAGACGCTCTGCCGAATCTTGAACGCGACGTTTGAGAAGTTTGAAATCAACACGCCGCTGCGGGTCGCGGCTTTCTGTGCGCAGGTAGGGCACGAGTGCGGCGACTTCCGCTTTAAGGAAGAGCTTGCCAGCGGCGAGGCGTACGAAGGGCGCAAAGACCTAGGCAACACACAGCCCGGCGACGGCAAACGCTACAA